TAGGTCAGTGGTGTCAGTAGGTCAGTGGTGTCAGTAGGTCAGTGGTGTCAGTAGGTCAGTGGTGTCAGTAGGTCAGTGGTGTCAGTAGGTCAGTGGTGTCAGTGGTGTGAGTGGTGTGAGTGGTGTGAGTGGTGTGAGTGTAGGGATATACAACTAAGAGAGCAACCGATTAGTGCAAACAAGTCAACATGAAGTTAAGCCGAAAAGAAAAGAGGGAAAAAGAAGGGCAGGCAAAAAAATTTTTCTAAAATAAAAAAAAACAAAAAATATATAAAGATGGAGATTTATGGAGTAATATGGCGTGGACAGGCATATTCGCAACAGCGGCAGAAGTTCAAGCAAAAATGGGAAGTAATATCTCAACAAGTTTTACGGAAGCAATGCAAAACGACACAATGGCCCAAGCAGAATCATATATTAATTGTGTCTGTCGTTATAATTTCTCAGATAATTTTACAAGTTTAAATAAGGATGTCAAAAAAATATTATCAGAAGCCGCCGCATGCTTCACAGCGTTTTATGGGATATTATATGATATGAGCGGATATACCTCAACAATAGAAGCAGAAGATATGGTAAATATATGTTGGTCAAGATTTCAGCAATGCGTATCACTTTTAAAAGACCAAAAAGTAATAGATTTCATAAATAACTCATAAAAAAATAAAATGGTTTTAGATTTAGGATTCCCCAAGTTAATATCAGGACAAAGAGATGTTAGAGAGACAACTCCGGGACTAACAAAATTACAAACAAATTTAGATTTAAATTCTTTCAAAATTATAAATGTTGCTGATCCAACAAGCGCGCAACAAGCGGCCACTAAAAATTATGTAGATACAACAACAGCGAGCACAAGTGGCTCAACATTCACAGGAATTATAACAATGGACGACGGAGCAGGAGATAGCCCAGCGTTGAAATGGATAAATGGAAATGATAACGAATGTCAAATAGTATGTCAAAATTCAAGCGGGGATATGAGGATGACCACAACTCTTGGGGACATAGAGATGATACCAACATCAAACGAGGTAACAATGACCGCAAATTTAACAACAACGGGGAACGCAACAATAGGGGGAAATTCAACAATCTCAGGAGATATATCAGCAACAAACGGAACATTCAGCGGGGATATAATAACAAATCAATATTTAGGAACAAGTGCAGATAGCAATTTATTAAATTTAACAGCAAACAAACTACAAATAAACGGTTCATTAGATTGTATTCAAAACCCAAATACAATGAGAGTTTCAAGATATAAAGACGCCCAATATATAGAACTAAACTCAAATAGTTTAACGCATGAATTAAACTCTGTGGGAGCAAAGGATTTTTTAATAGATAGCGGAAGAGATTTAGAATTAAATGCAGCACTGGGAAGAACGGTTTTATTGAAAATAAATAATACAGCAGAATTATCGATGAGTAGTGGAGTAGCAAAAATAACAGGAAATTTATTAGTAGAAGGTGGAAATATCGGACTACAAGCGGACCAAGATTTATTACAAATAGCAACAAATTCTTTAACAATAAATGGGACAATAGATGCAACATCGCACCAAATAAATAATGTCACAGATCCAACAAGCAACCAAGATGTAGCAACTAAAAATTATGTAGATAATAATAATTTACTCTCAGGGGGAACAGCAACAGGAAATATAACATTAGACGACAACACTGGAGACAGCCCAAAGTTAATTCTTAAAAATGCAAACAATCAAACAGGAACATTCTACATATCAAATACAAATAATGTATTAAATATATTGACAGATGTTGGAGGAATAAAGTTAAATTCAGCAAATTCAGAAATAGATGTAACAAACGGACAAATAAAAAACGTCTTAGATCCAACAAATAACCAAGACGCAGCGACAAAAAAATATGTAGATGATAACACACTCGGCGGCGGCGGAACAGCAACAGGAAATATAACATTAGACGACGGAGTAGGAAGTAGCCCAAAAAGTATATATGTAAACGCGTCAGACCATACAGCATCAATATATTGCCAGACAACATCAGGAGATTTAAGATTAGAAACAGATACAGGAAGAGTAGAATTTTCACCAGCAATAAAAGAAATAGATGTTGGAGCAAGTAAAATAAAAAATGCTTTAAGTCCATCATTAAGTTCAGATGTAGCAACGAAAGGATATGTAGATGGATTAATACCAGTGAACATAAAAGAAGTTTCATTTGCAGCAGGAGAATTATACAGCACAGATACAACGATGACAACAAGCGGTAATTATGCAATGCACAGCTTCGCAGATGGAGTAACAAATAGCGTTTATATGAATTGGATTGTACCGCAAGATTTTTCAAGTATGGGAATATTTAAAATATATTGGAGAGCATTAAGTGCGGCCTCAAATGTAGGAGTTTGGAAGTTTGAATGGAGTTTTGCAGGTTCAAATGAAGATAAAGATAACACCACAGGGAGTAGTGGAGAATTAACATCCACAAATAATGGAAGCGATAAAGTAAATTATTTAATACATTTACCATCAGGAATAGGAACAATATCACCAGGGGATATACTAAGTTTAAAAATTTCAAGAGTTGGAAGTTCAGCATCAGATACATTAAGTTCAAGTGCGGAAATATTAGCGGTAGGAATACAATACGACTCGCGATAAAATGACAACAACAAAAATTTCAAGTGCAGACTACACGGATATGTTTAATTTACCGAGTAGCACAGACATAGGAAAAAGTACGTTTCAGTGGGAAATAGAAGAAGAAAGCACAGACGCAGCGACGGGAGAAAAAGAATATGCGTGGACGTTAAATGGATGGGGAAGATATTTAGCATATTACAAAAAGTTAGGAATAGTAAAAGCAAAGATAGATAAAAAGGCATTATGGACGGTAGGACAGGGATTTAAGATAAACGGAAATGTATTGACAAGATTAATAAACCAAAGAAAATTAGGAATTGGAAAAGACACACTCACAACAATCTTATATAACCTTGATAGAGTAGGACAAATAGCGGGGGATTGTTTTGCAGAAATAATAAAAGATAAAAGCAAAAGGATAATAAATTTAAAACCTCTTTCTCCTGATAGCATAAGAATAATTGCAAATGAATATGGGAGAATAAAAAGGTATGAACAAATATCAAAGATAAAAGGAAAAGAAAAAAGATTTGAAACAGACCAAATATTCCATATATCATTTTCAAGGATAGCAGACGAAGTACATGGAATCTCAGAAATAGAAGGAATAGAAAAAGGAATATTAATGAAAGAAGAAGCAAAAACAGATATAAAAACAGTTTTTCATAGATATGTAAAACCCTTATTAATAACACAAGTAGACAGCGACGACACAACAAGAATAGCAGAATTTAAAACAAAATTAGATAGAGCAGTAGAGTTCGGAGAAAATATAATTATTCCAGCGGGTACAGTCTCAATGGAGAGAATGAGCATACCCCAGTATTCCACATTAGATCCGCTTCCATGGGTTACAAAAATGGAAAAAGAAGAAATGAAAGCGTTAGGCGTGCCGTCAGTAATTCTTGGGGCAAGTTCGCCTGAGGATACAGAAGCAAGTTCAAAAATAGTTTATTTAGCATATGAACAATTAATAAAATATAGGCAAAGGTTATGGGAAGAAAATATAAAAAATCAGTTAGGTTTAAAAATAAAATTCAATTTCTCAGGAAGTATAGAGCCGTCGTTAATTAGAGACGCAAACAAAGACGGAAACAAGGGAGGGGTAATGGGGCCAGATAAAATAAATCCGGCAAAACACACACAATAAATGGAAAAGAAAAAAAAAGAAATAAAGAAAGACCATAAACCAATAATTGAAACATTGATAAATACAACAGCATTAACAATGACAAGTTTAGGTACAATAGCATTAACAAATGGATTGTACAAAGGATATTTATTAATAATATTTGGAATGGCGTTGGAGTTTTATAAATATTGGGGAAGAAAAAACAACTATTGGTAATAAATGAAAGGGGGTAAAAAAATGGAAGAAGAAAAAAAAGAAACAGAAAAAGCCGAAGAGAAAGTTGAAGAGAAAGCCGAAGAGAAAGCCGAAGAGAAAGTTGAAGAAACTGAAAAAAAAAACAACTTAATTGAAGAAGCAAATAAAGCGGCAGAAAGATTAACAAGAGCAAATGAGGAATTGAAAAAGACAATAGAGAAACAAGAGAGATTAATGTCAGAAAAAATTCTCAATGGAGAAACAATAACGACGGCAACGAAAAAAGAAACAGCAAGAGAATATGCAGATAGAGTTGAAAAAGGAGAAGCGAACCCACTAAAAGAGGATGGATTTTAAAAAATGATAAATAAAAAAGATTGGGAAAAAGCAATACCAGCAGGTGAAGGAATGATTAAAGAGGGGGAGATGTTAATTATTCAAGGAAAAATGCTTTTAGAGAGAGCAAAAGAAGAATTAAAGAAATATGAAAAAAAACCAAAAAATATATAAAGAAGTGATACTCTTAAAAAGTAATGGCTAATGAGGCAACCTTAGTACAAAGACTAGAAGACAGATTATTTACGGTTAAAGTAGCAGACGGAACAGCGTTGACAAAAGGGACAATATTGGCTTTTTCTACAGATGCAAATACAGCAGTAGCATCAAGTGCAGATGGAGATTTATTTGCAGGAATTTTAGCAGAAGATAAAGTTGCTAATGATGGACAAACACAAGTTAGCGTATGGAGAAAAGGAGTCTTTGCAGTTAAAGTAGGCGGAACACAAACCGCAACAATGGGGAATAAATTAAAAATAGTTGGTGCGAATTTAGTTGGAGATGGAGATGCAACAACACTCGCAGATATGTCAGAACATTTTGCGATAGCATTAGAGGCGGGTGCTTCAAATGAAACAATACAAGTATTATTAACAGGATAAAATGGTAAGTACAATAGGACAAACAAATCTAAGAGGAGAAAATATAAACAGAGCAGTAAAAGGTTTCGCATTAAAAGAGTTTAAACTAAAACAGGTACTTCTAGAACAAACGTCTAATAAATGGACAGAAACATATTATAGAGAAACAGCGACGGAGTTAGACGTACAAGATAGCGGGGGAGCAGTAGCAATTAAAGGAACTCCAAGATTGGCTTCATTCCCGAATTTAGAACCAAGTTGGACAAAAGTACAAGGAACACATATTAAGTTTGCTGGAGAGGCAACAATATCAATGGAAGATAAATTAACCGACGCGATAGATGTTCAAGCAAGAGCATATATAAGAGTTGCAAGGGCAATCGCAAAACAAGTTGATGATTATATCTATACGGAATTAAGCGGAGCAACGGGAATAAACACAGCTGCAGCTGCAGCAACATGGGATAATGCAACAGTAGCAAATAGAGATCCAATAGGAGATATTTTAACAGGAATACAATATTTAGATGAAGATGGATATGACGCTTTAGAAAATGGATATCTCTTATTATCACCAAAAGATTATAAAAATTTATTGAGACATACAGATGTCGTAAACAATCCAAGTTTTAAAACAGCAGACGTAGTGAGCAATGGAGTTGTAGGACAAATAGCAGGACTAAAAATAATTAAAACAAATGCAGTGGCCGCGGATGAAGCTATGATTATAAAGGCAAAAACAGCGGCAACATGGAAAGGAGCAGTACCATTAAGTACTGCAATAATTACAGATGAAGGAATTAAATATACATTAAGAGCGTGGGAAATTGGACAATGTCAAGTTACAGATCCCGAAGCAATCCACGTCATAACAAATACACAAACATAAAAATGAGTCATGAAGGAAAAATGAGGAGAGGAGAGAAATGGTATAGTTACCGAGATGTAAACGGAAACCTACCAGACGAAATAAAAAACGATGAAGGTAAAATGTGCGACGTAAATTATTTCTTAGAAAACAAAAAGAAAGAAACAACGACGAGCATAACAAAAAAAGAGATAAAGAAAAAATAACTACTTCTAAATAAAAAAAAATTGTCTTAATTCTTAAATGTTAATAAAAGTTTAAATAGTGTGTGTGCGTCTGTATAATATGGAGAACGAAATAAAAACAGAACAAAAAGAAAGCGTAAAGTTAATAAAAAACACAAAGGGTTATCAATGGGAAATTAAACTTGTTCATGTATCAAACATAGAAACCCAAATTGAAAGGTTAGAAAACCTTAACAAAGAGATGAAAGGGAGGTTTGAAGAAAATGGAAACAAAGACGGGGATAATTGAGAGCGTAACAAAACAAGAAACGGACGAATGGGAACGTTGGACTTTCGTGATAGATGGAAAAAAATTCTCAACATTTGACGCTGAAATAGGAAACAATTTTAAGAAAGGCGACGACGTAAAGATGACGGGAGAGAAAAAAGGAAAGTATTGGAATATGAAAACAATGGAAAAAAACGACAAAGAAAAAAATCCGGCCATTGTAAAGTTTAAAGAAGAAACAAAAAAAGAATTTCATCTCTCCCCTGAAGAGTGTAGGGCAAGAGCATTGGAGATAGGGATAAAGTTTGTAAAACAATTTGGAAACAAAGAAGAAAAAACATTAATTGAGATAGCAGAAGAAATGCACAAATACATAACTAAAACAGAATAAAATCTAACATCAAAAAAGGGGGGAATATCCCCCCTCTAATAATCAAAAATGGGAACAGAAAAAACAAGAAATATGAAGATAAGTTGGATGTTGAACATCATTAAAGAAGCAAAGGAAAAGAAAAGAGAAATTGACAAAGAAAAATTATTTGCAGTATTCGCAGAAGAATATAACTCAACGATAAGAACGGCAAAAGAGATATATAAAATTTTAGAAACAACAGGAAAAATTTAAATGGAAGGAGATCTAAGACTAGTATTGAAAAAGATTGATGACAGATTCTTATTTTATCTAAGAGGGATAATAAACCAAGAAATAAAAGAAAGAATTAAAAAAGAAGAAAAAGAAGATAATGAACAAGAATGAAACTGATTTAAGAAATTTAAAATTAGATGGGTGGCAAAAAAAAGTTTTAAAAGCGAAGGGAAATATAGCTTTAAGATGTGGAAGGCAAACGGGAAAATCAACAATCACAGCAAGGAAAGCAAGAGACCTCGCAAATGAATATCCAGGAACAACAAGTTTAATAATTGCACCATCACAAAGACAAAGCGGACTTCTATACGAAAAAATAAGAGCAATGTTTGAACAAGACAATAGGGAAAAAATAGAAAAAGAACTAAAAAATATAAAATTTAGAAACCTAACAGAAAAAAGAAATGCAGAAAAAGAAGCAAGTATATTCCAAGAAGAGCCAACAAAAACAAGAATAAGATTAAAAAACGGAAGTGATATAATATGCGAGCCATGCGGAGAAACGGGAGCAAAAATAAGAGGATTTACAGTAGATTTTTTAATAGCAGATGAAGCCCAATTAATACCTCGCGCAGTATGGATAGCAGTAATACCAATGATGGCGACCTCTAAAAAGATGAGAGGGACAGGATGGCTAATAATCCTCGGAACACCAGCAGGAAAGACGGGATTCTTTTATGAGGTATTTCAAAGAAAAGATTTTAAACAATTTCATGTAAGTGCGGAGAAATGCAAAAGACAATCAAAAAAATTTTTAAATAAAGAAAAGAAAAGATTAACAAACGCCCAATACTCGCAGGAATATTTAGCGGAGTTTATAGAATCAACACAACAATATTTCTCAACAGAATTAATAAAGAAATGCGAAACACTAACAAAAGAAGAATTAAAAAAAGTGCAGGGGAATAAATATTTAGGCGTAGATTTCGCAAGATATGGAGGAGACCAAAACGCATTTGTAGAAGTAATAATAACAAAAGAAAAAAAAGTATATGTCAGCTGGTATAAATTAAGCGAAAGAGAGAGCACAATCGCCCCTATGGCCATAATAAAACAAAAAGACGAAGAAAACCATTATAAAAAAATTTTCGTTGACTCGGGGGGACTTGGAGGCCCTATTTTAGATGTATTACAAGAGAGTATAAGCAAAAGAAGAGTCATAGGAATTGATAACTCACAAAGAAGATACCAAGAAGAAGGAGAAGAAAAAAAGAAAGGAATTTTGAAAGAGGATTTATATTCTAATCTATTATTACTCATGGAAGCAGAAAAAATAAAATGGATAAATGATTATAACATAAGAAGCTCTTTAAAATCCATCAGCTTTAGATATTCTATGGAAACAGGAAAATTAAAAATTTCAGGAAAAGGGAAAGGAAGCCACTTGACGGAAGCATTAGTAAGAGCATGCTGGGGAATAAAAAATAGCGGAAATGATTTATTTCTTTATTAAAAATTTTTTCTAAAAAAAGCACGGGGGGGTATATTTCAATTTAAGTGTGTCTCTCTCCTCTAAAGACAAAAAACACAGTACGTAATTTAAAGTAAAAAAGCAAGTAGGTAATAGATTAACGACTAAGATTTATCTTTTAGCCCGAATACCGTTACTTGCTTTTTTTGAGAAGGAGACATACCTTCGTAAGTATCCGAATAAGACAGACACCGCAACAAAATAAAACAACGGATGACCTGATTGACTAACACTCCAACTTTTCTACAAGCTGTTTGAGGAGAGAATTAATTTTCATAAAAAGAAGAAGGGGTTATTATTTTTATAGTTTTATTATCATTATTGAGTGAAATGTGGTTTAAATTTTAAGAAAGTGAGTTTTTTTTTAAAAGAAAGTCGGGGAGACGTGTTTGTATAGCTCGTGGTTATTGCTGGAAAATGACAACACCCCCTAATCGCCATTCTAGATTAGACAAGAAGAATAACAACTCAGATCAAAATTTAACATCCACACCA